GGGGTCATTATTTGTCTTTAAGTTCTTTAATTACTTTAATTGCAGATGCAGCCATGTAAATAAAGGTTGCAAGACCTACGCAAAAACCGAGGACTTCATTAATAGGAGAAAGCTCTATAGTGGCTATAAAACCACCAGTGCCAACAGTTGATCTGTATATAATGTCATTCATCAACAAATTATGCCTCCATTTGGAATGATTTCCAACCTGATCCTCCCAAAAATCCTTGGAACTTGTCTAAAGTAGTATTATAAACGACAGTTCCATTGCTCGGGCTGCTAGGTAAATCAGCAGTAGCATAATGACCAATTCTAACATAATTTTCAAAGAAAGCACCTCCTACAACTTTGAGTGCTGTATCTTGCACTCCACCCGTATTGCCGGCTACAATGTGTAATGTAGAATCTGCGGTATCTCGATTAATTCCAATCCTTGCACCAGTTGAACCGTCAATTTTCTTAATTACCATTAAGTTGGTTGGAGACTCATCATAATCCCTAAATCGGTGCTCCTTGGCATCATAATTTATTGGTTGAGCCGTGCCAGTTGTAGTTCCTAGACATTGAATTTCAGTTACGCCATAGAGTTCCACCCCGTTTGTATTTGCTTCACCAATTTTTACTTTACCATTTGTAGTAGTCTGCCCGGCAATTCGCATTGCTTGACCGCCCGATAAGACCAAATCGCCTGCGGTTGATCCATCGCCAGCGGTTGCACCTCCCCTTATATTAAGGTCTTGCCCTGTTACTGCGCCTCCACCTGCAGTCCCTGTCAAAAACCCTTCTATGCTACTGTTGTCTACATGAATCCCGTTGGTAAACCTAGTTTGACCATCGCTTATGTATGGTGGCCCAACAGTTCCAAATTGAATTGGATTAAGTCCGTTTGCTGTAAATGTTGGAGATGCGGTAGGCGCAGCACCTACATTTGTTAGTATTGCCGCATTATTTGCGGATCGCAGCATATTATCTACATCTGTTGAAACTGTTATATCTGACATAATTATTGTGGTCTAGTGTATGTGAAATTTTAAAAAATTAAGCAGGACAAACAAAGCCTTCGCATGGTCTAAGATATTTAAAATTTGCTCCTGGTTGCAGAAAGGTGAACCCGCTATTGTCGCTTCTTAAATAGTAATACGGCACTGGCGCAACTCCGCTCAACGTCTGCTCACCGCGTAATGAAAGTTTTAAACCTAGAAACATATTAGTTTAGAATCGGTGCAATGCAACTAAACCGCCGCTAATAGACACGCCTGTAAATTCTCCATACAAGACAGTGCCAGCGGTAAAAGAAGTTAACAAGAGTGCTGGGTTAGTAACTTTGCTAGTTGTAACTACATCCAAAGTAGAATCTTTAAGGAACTGTATTGCTCCAAAAGTTCCAGCAGGAGAGCTAGATGCAGAATTAATTATCGCAGAACCTGCGGAACTAAATTCTAACGTTTGATTTTTTGAACTATTCATTTTATTATCGGGATTGTCTGTTTACGTAAGTTGAAATTCTTTTTCCAACAATGTTAGTGTTAGATGTTATACTAGCTTTGCTAAGCTCAGTATCTAGGTATTGTGCGCCAATTTGTTCTTCTATAATAGCTTTTTCAGTTTGACCGTCCATGCGAAGAAAATCTGCATAAATAACGTGAGCCATAAAATAAAAAAATTCTAAAGGAATACGATTAGTTGCAACTAGCTCTGGAACTTCTTCTTTGTATGTAACAAATACAGAACTAGATGAACCGCTTCGCATATTTAACAACGATGCTCCATCCCCAGTTACATAAAACTCATATTCAATTGTAGAGTTTCGATCAAATGGTTTATCCCTATGGATGCGCAAAAATTCTCCAATGTCTTTTTTGCTTGTTTCTGTAAAAGGAATTACACCATTTGCGCTAACGGCACGAGCTTCACCAGCTACCAAATACCGGGGCCAGAAATCATACGCATCAAAAGCTTGCTTAAACCTTCGGTTTGCAAAATTTAATATGTAATTAGTTTCTTCAGAGGTAAATTCATTTACGCCAGCTAAAGACTTTATTAAATCAAATAATTCAGAATATGGTCTGGTCTGCATTATACTTTGTTAGGACTAAGATCGCTAAATGTCTTGTTGTAATACTTTAAAAATTCTTTAGAATGAACGTGCTCTTGCCCGTATTTTTTAATCATTCTGAAATAGTCCCTTGAAGGGATTGTTGCTACGCATTTACCAAGAACTGGGTGCGTTTTGCCTCGCTCTTGGGTCGCTTCTTTCCGAGCAATGTTTGACCGTTTGGATTCAAAGTGTTTCTCTTCTTTGAAATTCCGTTTAATTTCATCAACAAAAGCAGCATCAATTGCTTCTTGTGTGATTTCGCTAGGCTTGGTAATTATTTCCATAATAAAAAGGCGGGGGGCTTTCGCCCCCCGACCAGAATTATTTAAGCTTGTCCTTGGATAAGACCGTGAGCCTGTGGGTGATAAACACCGAGGGTCAAAGCACAATCCACGATACCACGCTCACCACCACCAAGATTTGGTAGACGAGAAGTTCCCATTGGGATCAGCTCGTGAACACCGTAGTATTCAGGGTTTACGAGGAAGCCAGCACCCTTATTTGTTGCAGTGCCAAAATTAGGCATACATACAGGGTTACCGTTAATGATTGACACGATACCGTGATCGCTTTGATAAAGCTCAACAGAGAGCTTGATCTGAGCAGATCCACCTTCGTAGTTTACATCACGGATGCTAGTTTCGCCAGCAGCTGTAGATAAGCGAGCAAAGTCACTTACGGTGCGGCGGAGACCAGTGTTGGCAACGAGGCTAAGATTGTTAACAGAACCATTTACTTCAAATACAGAAGTAATAAGGTCGTTAAACTGAGTTTCGTTGAACGCAACATTAGTATCTTCAGCTTGTGTGTAGATGCTAGTAGCAGGTGTCTCGAAGCCAGCGGGAACGCCAACAAGAGCATTAGGAGCACTGTCGATATAAGCGGCAAGACCGTTCATCTTATAAGGAGTTGCAGCTGCAGCTTGTTGCTTAACGTTAGCAGAACATAGAGTTTTTTCTACGTCACGCTTCAGTTCACGAATTGCCTTAGCTTCAGCTTGTGCAATCTTAGCAGGGCCTACAGAATCAACAGCTTCTTGAAGCTCAGATACCTTGTAGTCACGACGGAACTTCTGTGTGAAGTTACCCATGCGAGCACGACCAGCAAACTGGTCAGTAAAGGTAAGAACATCAGCACCCTCGTCAATACCATCTGTGTTTGGTAAGTCAAGGACATCTACTGTCCATTCTGTGTCAGTTGCGGATGCCTTCTTTTTAGAGGCAGAGGAAAGAATCGGAGTTTCTTCAGGTGCGAGGATAGTCAAGACATCAGTCAAGTCTTCGCGATTGGAAACTGCAGACCCCGGATTTGTTGTATCATATGTGTTTGAGAATGACATAATTTTATCGGTTTTGTAGTTGTAGGGTTCTTAATTTAATGAAGTCGCTGCTATCTCCAGTGTTTTTGAATTGTGAGTGATAAGCTTTTGCTTTCTTTTTTGCACTAGGTCTTGCTGGCGTTGCAGCGGTTGACCCAGCTTTGGGTGGACTTAGCGAAGCTGTTTGTTTCGCTGGTTCACTGTTTGTAGGTAACACTTTTCGTCCATATAGACTGTTAGCGGCATGAGCCAATAAATATGGCAATTGCGCTTTCATGTCTGGACTAGCTGACTTAAATGACTTTGCCAAACGAGGATCTCGGATCATAGCATTATATTTCTTGCTTACATCGTTATTTTGATCTCTCATCCAGGGAAGTTCTTGAACTGCCCTTCGTGCATATCCATTTCTCATTTGAACGCCTTGAGCTTCATCCCTAAGAGTATTATACTGCATAGGGAGATGTTTTGCTTTAGACTTTCTTGCATTTTTTAATGCGTTTCTAACATCTTTTTTGGTATAATCTTTACCTTCGACGCTAGTAACAACATCAGCTGCCGAGTAATCATCTGAATCAAACAGGACTTCTTCAGCCCATTCAATTACTTCAGAAAGCTCTTTAGATTTTGCATTGAGTGCTTTTGGATCTTTTATGTCTTTATACGGATTTGCTTGTATATCTTCTTCAGAATATTGAACCGTCTTGCGAGTGGATAATTGTTTTTCTAATTTAAAAACTTTTTCCTCCGCAGCTTTGCGCTTGGCAGTAAGTTCGCCAAACCTAGCTACTGCTCGAGAGTTTATCTTTGTTGATAGATCCTTTAATTCCGATTCGGACAACTTGTCCAAGTCTGTTACCTGAGAAAGAACATCTGGTTGCTTCTGTGGCACTGCCTTAGCTGTTTGCTTAGGTTGAGCTTCAGAATTACCTTCTGTTTTTGTTTCACCCTCTAATCGTTTCTCAATAAAATCTTCTTGAGAAATATTAGATGATTCATTAACTGTAGTTGACGCTGTATTTTCAACGGAATCAGCGGTCTCCGTTTTGACTTCATTTTGCATATTGTTTCCACTCTTTTACGCTGAGCGATAGCGATATTTATATATTAACATACGTATCAACCCCCTAAACTTGGGCATTGATATTACGTATAGAATCTTTATAGTCACACATCTCTAAAAGCTGATCGTAGGACAAAACCCTACCAGATATTTGTTGCACTTTGTGTGGCTCTGCATCGTGAAGATCTGCAATCTGCTCGTCCTTCAGGACTTCTACAAATTGAAGGAATCTTACAAATGCACTATGGGTCTTGAGAGTGCTAATGTCGGTTTCTATATCAGTCATCTAATTCTTGAGCGTATTTTCTTAGGGCATCGACAACTCGATCCATGCGCTTCTTAATGCCGTCACTATCTTTGTAAGCGGAAACGTTGTTGGTAAATTCATCTGCCGCTGCTTCAAAATTACCTTCATTAATAAAATCTAAAGTATCTGGACTTCCTTGAATTAGACCTCGGTATGCTGAATTTACTAATTCCATTTTTAAATAAAATGGAAAAGAATCAAAATCTTTTATTTTGTCCCTAACCTTCCTATTAGCGTCACCAATGTCTATTTTAAGCAATTCAACAGCTTCTTCCTCAGTAATACCATCGTCATACGTTCCAGCTGCTTTTTCCTCTGCTGTAATTTTGTGACCATAGGCTACTATGGTTTCATCCTCGTCTATTACGTGAGGATACCATTTGTCATCTTCTTTTCCGGCTCCTATGCTATTTTCTAACTCTTTAAGGATTTCTATTTGAGAATTTTCTTCGTCTCCTGAATAATATTGACTAGACGACTCTTCTTCAGATTCTTCCTCGTCTTCAATAAAATCAGAATACATGATAATGTCTAAGCCTTCGTCTTCTTCATCCTCAATTTTCTCTACTTCTACTTCTCCTTGAGGCATATCAAGTGGCATACGCTCAAACATCGAGGCTTCTCGACTTTTGGCATATTGTTCCGTGCTCATTGATTTGGAAGGCACTGGGATGACTCCCTCGTCTTCGATCTCAGCCATTTCCATGATCTTATCAAGATCTTCTTGCGGAAAAAGTTTCATCAACTTTTCCATTTCTTCTGGTGTTATATCCATATTATTCAGCGTTAACAGGAGCAGTGCTAGTCCCGCCCATTTCAGCGGGTGCAGTCCCAAGTTTACCAATTTCAGCGTTTTCGGCTTGTTGCATTTGGAATTGATATTGTTGTGCATACTTCTCAAGCCTTGCCTTAAATGCTTCGTCTTCTTGCAATCTTTGCATAATATCAGGCTGCATAGTGTATTGCTGGATTATCTGCATTGAAATTTGAGCACCGTTAGGACGAGCGTTAAGCTCTATACCTGCGTATATCTTAGCTAGATCGTCTGTAACATTCTTTTGTGCGTCCTCAGCAGCGTCCTCAGCTGGATTAATAGCACCGTCGGCTAATACGGGATCAATAGATGCCGCAGCTAACTCTAGTAGCCTGTCGATGTTGATTCTTCCATTTCGATCAAGGCTTGTTAGATTAATCATTTGACCCAATCTCTTTTCTTGAGTCTCTGGATCTGAATTAAGAACGTCGTAAGTTACAAAAATATCAAAGTTTTCGTCGGGATCTCCTTTGTCTAGAGTCATTTCTTCCGAAACTCCTGTTACCCTAAAAAATATTGAGTCAGGGCCAAACCTCTGGAAACACCTGTAAGCCTGGCGCAAGACTTCTGCCGAGTGACTTAAAAACTTGTCTACTAAGAATTGTTTTCTTATTTGACCCATGTTTGACTCGTCTAATCCAATTAGTCGGTCTGCTTGCTCTTGGAGGGTTTGTTCAATTTCAACAGAGCCAACCGGAGCAGGAGGACTTGGAGCAAACTCAATATCCCCTTTCCTGCGGTAAGGAATGAATCGACCCGGACCATACTCGCGAGGTGCTTGACCTTTTGGGTGCATGAGTGGAGGTAAAGTCGCCCAACTATTTCTGTCGATCCGAGAATCTCTTTCAATTTTGATTTGATCTTGGATGCCTCGAAGGAGGTAAGATACCGTAGGGGTATCATACAAACGTTTGCTATCTTCCGATAGGCGAGTGACAACAACTGGGTAATCTTCATATCCATTTAATAATTCAAATTTTGCATAAGGTTGAACGCTTTCTCCGTTTATAGAGCTTAGATTTCTGTGAAAAATAGTTTCGTAAATTCCTTCAGATCCATCTTCTGGGTCAATTAGCCTTTGGTAGCCATGAATAATTTCAACAAGCTCACTAGCAGTTTCTGTAGAGCTATTTATAGCTATATTAGAAGCTGGGGTGCTAGAGCTATCTTGTTCAATAGTATCCCCGGAAACACCCCGATAGTGGTTAACTACGTAATCTACAAAGTCTTCATCCCAACCGTCGGTAATTACTTTATTTTCTAATTCTTGTGCAGTGTAAAATGTTCTCCAGAAACAAAATGGCGCACGTTGCGGATCTGTTACGTAAGAAGGAAAAAAGAAATCTCCGTCGGGTGAAAGTGTTTTAATGTCAGGAGCATCTACTTGCTGACGAACGATAGGAAGTTCTGCTTCCCCATCTTTCATTAATTTTTTTATAGCAATTTTAGCTTTTTTGTCGGTAACTCCAGGAAATAAAGCTTTTAACAATTCTATTGTGCTTTCTTCTCCAAAACCCTGCGCCAGTGCTTCGGCTAAGTCAGGTGCTATTTCTGCTATTTGCGTAAGATCAAGACGCTGTAAAAACTTTCGGTCTTCACGTTGCCATCCTACGTATGTAATTAGTATCCCCCGCTCTAACAAATAGTTAGCACCAAGCTCCATTTCCCTTTGGAAACGAGGGATATATCCAGACGAAACCATCCATTTAAGGAAGCTGGATACGACTTTAGCCTTAGCCAAGTCGTCTATCGCTACAGGAAACGCCCGAATGTTTGCTCGGGCAAGCGATGAAACAAATAAAGATACTAGACGAGTAATGCGCTCATCAATAACATGGCTTTCCATGTCGGATGCGCCTTCCCAAGGAAACGCATCAGCTCCGTGCTTACGGAGGTCTCGGCTCTTGCCGGGCCAGAAGTTTCGACGGTCATCATAACTAGTCCTGCAAAGATCAAAGTATGCACTTAGTTCAGATGTTGTTTTTTCGTATGCAGAAATAAGTGTGCCTATGCTAGGCTCCTTTCCCACGTAAGTTAAATCTTCTTCGTATGTTTCGTTTTCCATGGACAATTAAGATAATTATAACATACCTAGCAAGAGCTCTAGGACTAATCCAAACATTGTGACAATATTGTCTATTGTTTCAGTCATCCTTTAGGTGGCTTAACCATTTTATATTGAATTTCTTCTCCTATAGAATCCATCTGAACGTATATGTATTTTGACAACATTCCCTTCTGCTGCCCTAATTTAATCCTAACTATTACATTTTTGCAAATGTCCTTTAAGTTAACCATTACAAATAATGGGTTAGGGCAAAGACGGCTAACCCTTCCCCTGTAAATAACGGGTATATGCACTATAGAATCCATAGCTATTTGACCAGCTTCGCTGATCCACATGCCTTTACCTTTACCGCTAAGCATGTCTTCTTCTAGATTGTTAAAAGCAATATCTTTAGCTTCCTCGAAAGAAATGCCAAAATCATCTGCTATTTCTGTTAATCGTTTTTTCATTAGTATCCTCCTGATCCTACCTTGGTTGATTCAAGGCTGTTGTTTGTGAAATGATCTGGCCCGAGCCCTCCGTTGACCATTCTTAAATATCTGATTAAATCAAAGAAATCCTTTAAAGCTTCGTCTGATTTACCTTTTGATTGATAGTTGATTAGTGAATCAATTAAATTACCGCATTCACTACTAATATAACATCTAGGTCGATTCACTAGGTCTATGTCATTATCTTCGTTGTATTCAAACCACTCGTCTAGTGCTACAATGCCATCTTTTTCCATCATCCCAGAGCTAGGGATGAAATCCATACCGCAGTCAGAGAAAGATTGGAATAAGTCTACGTTGTTTTCGTTTTCTCTGGCAAAATACCTAGAGTCACCAATTCTCTCGTGAGCTACTACGCCCATATCTTGCTCTATCTCTTTGAATAAGTCTGCGTAGCCCTTTACGTCGTGACCTATCTTTTTAGATGCCGGCCCATATTTCCACTTTGGATCTCCAAAGGTAGCCCATTCTCCGTAGCTATCCCTATCAGGCCACTCCTTTACGATGTATATGTAGCCTTGAGCGTCTACCGCAGCCCACAAAGATACGAAGTTTCTTGCGCCAGCAGGGTCAACTACTTGATAAATAGTATATTTTTGCCTGTTTCTAATGTCAGGCAACTTTTCACCGTATTTGTTGGGCTCTTCCGTAAGGACGTTTACGGTGGTGCTAAACTTTGGTAATAGGGCTGTGATGCTTCTTACAGGGTAGCCGTAGGCACGAACAAGGATCTGTTCCTCTGATCTGCCCCTTAGGTCTTTCTTAATACGCTCATAGCCACCAAAAGGGTTCTCATCCGAATGCAGATAGATAATAGCAGCATCTCGATTTGGGCTATACTGCTTTACTGGTAGCCTTCTGTTGCTTAGCAACTCGGCTTGTCGAGTCTCCAGGGTCTCTGCTCCCTTAGCGTAATCGCCTATAAATGGGGTATATCCATCAATAGGAGTAAACCCAATAAGCATTGAGCTATCTCTGGTAGCAAGACGAAAGCGCAGGGTGTCAACCAAGGTTGCATCCCCCAGATATTCATCGAGCCAAGCACCAACATTGAATCCAGTCGGCTTGGAAAAGCCAAACTCAAAACCTTCAAGTATGCTTTGGTTGTTACTAAATTGTGTATATGTTTTAAAATCAACACGGGTTCTGGTGTCAGGAAAGATAAAAGATTTGGC